AACCGGCTAACGATAAAAAAGACTTGTTCGGCAAACTCAAGCATGGATTTCTCCGATGAAGCAGACAGAAGGGCCCCTGTCCGAGGGTGTTATGCATATTATGCATGAAGTTTACGCTATCTTGACCTTTTTAAACGCATCTTTACGATAAACATACGACACTTTAGGCGTTGTAGCGGGTGTTTTGACCTTTTTGGGCCTCGCTGATAACTTTTTGGGTGCGGTCTTGGCTGTTTTGACGGGCTTGGGTTGCATCTTTTGCTCCTTGCTGTTGTGCTTTCATCCGGTCGAGCTGCAAACGGGCCTGATCAATCTCCTGATCGGCCTGTTTGTCTTGTTGATCAAGCTGCAAACGCTGCTGATCAATCTGTGTGCGGGCCTGATCGCGCTGTCCGGCCTGCTGAAGCTCTTGTTTCTTCAGGTCCACCAACGGATCGCTCTGTGGACCCGACAATTCGTCCTGCATCTTCTTCATTTCTTCGAAGAATTCGGTCACTTTGAGTGCCACCATGGCCTCGCGCTGCAGTGAGGAGACCAAACGGTCAGGGTCTACGCCGTATTGCTTGAACAATTCGGCCTCCACCCACTCTTCGGCCTTCAAGCGCAAGTGCTCAAAGCAGTGTTTCTGCAAATTGACGGCCACATTGGGCATGGAGCCAAGCAACGGGGACATGCCAAACATCAAGTGAGCACGGATGTGCGCATCATGCTGTTGACCAGCAAATGCTTTGAGTGGTGAGCCGTCCAGTGCCTGCGAGTTTTCGCTTGCGGGGTCCTTTGGCTTGTCCACGTTCTGTGTGGTCAAGATTTGATCGATGTCCCGCACCCCAATGGCCTGATACATGCGGCGATATGCCTCGTACATGTTGTGCATGTTGGGAGCGCTCTGGGCCAGTTGCAACTGGGTCTGCGCCATGGTGATACGTTGGGCCACAGAGAAGATGTTGGGGTCAGAGACCGGCAAAACATCCACGGCTTCGCTGAAGTCTGCTCGCTTGATGGTGCGGCTCTCTCCAGGGACTTCGTATGGGTACTCATCGGGCAGGAATTCAGCAAAGCCCTCGGCCAGCAGTTTGAACTCAATGCGCTGGCTGTAGTGCAAACGCTTGTGGATGGCGGACATGACCGCATTGCCCTTTTCCAGCAAAGCGATCGTGGTGCCCACAGCAGCGTTTTGGTTGCTGTCGCCTACCTGCATATCGGTGATGCTTGCCAAGCGCCGTCCTGCGTCCACGCAGGCACCCAGCAAGGCAAACAACGTCTGGCTGGGCTCCTTGTACGGCAGGGGCAGCATGGAAGAGGTCAGCTCAGCGCCGCCAGCGTCCATTTCACGCCACTCACCCGGTTGCAACGGGATATCTTCGTTGGCGATGCGTGCGCCCTTGGCAACAAAGCCTGCGGGCAAGTTGGACAGGGTGCCCGAGTCGATCAACTGTTGCAAAGCAGCAGTTGCGGTCTTGGTCAAGCCACCAACGATGTGCAAAAAGCCCAAGCCATACGCGCCGGGGCCCTGCACAAGCAGGTAGTGCACGTAGTACTGCTTGCGAGCGTAGTTTTTGTCGCCCTCTTTCCAGTTGCGGCGAACGCCGACAACAGCACTGGAGACTTCATCGATGGTGATGATGTAGGGCAGCTTGATACCAGACGGCTCGCCGTCATCATCCTTGTGCTCAAAGCCTGTCAGGTCCCAATCAACCTGGAACTCAAGCAAAACGTTTTCTTCTTCATCGCCAGAAGGCGACACGCCGGTGGTGCGGTCCTTCTCTTTAACGATCTGGCTTTGTGCGATGTTGGCAACGGGCTCTGCTTGAGCGCTGTCGAGGTACTGACCACGGAGCACGGCCTTTTTGTAGTCGTTCGTGGACATCGGCACCCGGTAGGTGATGCGCTGGCACTCGCTCATCACGCTTGAGCCGTTGTAGGGGATGTACAGGTTGTCCGGCAGCACCAAAGCGCTCACCATGCGCTGACGATCTTCGTCAAAGTACACCTTCTTGAACGCTGACCCGCCGTACCCAACGTAGAACAGCAACTGATCAAAGTCAGGGGTGTACTCCTCCATGACCGTGGTGATCTGGTAGTTCATGAACTCGCGGACACGGTCCGCTTGCATGAGCTTTTCACGTGTTTCTTTGCCAAGGACCTGCGTGCGCACGGGACCCTCGGAAGGCATGAGCTCTTTGAGCGCTTGTGACTGGAATTGAATGATGCTCTCGGTCAGCAATGGGTGCTGCACGCCGCACGCGCCCTTGAACGGTTTGGTACGCTCCTCAAACGAGAAGCCCAGCATCTTCAAGCCCTTGCTGTACTGCTCTTCCCACTCCTTGCGGGAGGATTTGTCAGCGTCAAACAGGGCCATCAGGTCTGAGGAGATGTCTTGCAGCACGTCATCGGGCAGTACCTCTGCCAGATTGCTGTCAAAGGGCACGTCCTCATCGTCTTCCTCGCCAATGCCAACGGTTACACCGCCGTCTTCATCGAACTGGATGTCAATTTCAGGCAAGTCTTCTTCTGATTCGACCTCAACGAGCTGATCTCCCAGGGGAAGATCGTCCATGGTGTTGACATTGCGTTCGATTGGCATAGTTGTTCCTTACAGGTAGCGGCGATTGTCGCCTTTATTTCGTTCCATCATGCCTCCTTGCGCCTTTTTATAGACATCCATGTACTTATTGTCAGGTATGCCGTAGACATAATCAATGCGCGTTGGGCTATCACGGGTAACAACCCAGTCCCCAGGCAGGCCACTCTTCCAATGATCGTAGGATGCTTGCCAATCTACCCCAATTTTCTGTTCCAGTTCCGTGCCAACATTGTTTCTTGGGTAGTAGTCACTGTTGATGTGCACAATATCGGGGTGTTTTTCCATGAATTTAAACACGTCCTCCGCCCGATGAGATGGGAAGGAGTTGTAGTCGCCTTTGATCTGCGTAATCTTCAAACCATCTTTGGTTTTTTCGGCTTCAATTGTAATTTCGGGCAAAGCCGTCTTCTCTTGACGCAACGAAAAAACTTGTGCCTTGCCAGAACGAAATGCTTCTGGTCCACCCAAGTTGTAATTTGGATTGTCTGCATATCCCCCAATGGAGTGATGCAACAATTTGCCCTCTAATTTTGTGGCCGCAGGATTAGTCAATTGCACCCACTCGCCTGCATCTGTTTTCAAAACAGGTTTGGTGAACATGCTGACCACTTCTTTGGGTACGGACAAGCCTTTGGCCGCACGCTCCACAGCGGTATCGTATTCACGGAACACTTGCATGTTCTTTGTGCCTTCAATCACCGCTTGGTCAAAGCTCATGTTCTTGAGCTTTTTGGGATCAAGGGACTGGATTGTCTCGGCAAGCACCTTGGGGTCAAGGAATTCAAAACGTGGATTGTCGATGTCGTAGATGGGCTGCTCGTTCTTCAATGCCCAAACCTGACCAGGGGGCAGACGCCCTTCCTCACCGGCCGCCACCATGTTGCGCAAAACTCTGGTGCTGTTGGGGTATGCCTTGGTGTCCTCAAGCGTGTACTTGTCAATGTATGGCGTGTTTTGAAATTCAGCGGGCAAGCCTTCTGCTGTCATGGCTTCGCGCTGCTTTCTTTCAAAGTCCCGCACGCTTGTGTTAAATCTACTGCGAGCGTCTGCATCGGAAGATGAGCCAAGGCCCAGGGCCTTGAGGTTAATGCCTGTGCGCTCATCGTAGAACTTTTCAAGATGGCGCTTGGCCTGAGCGTGGCCCTCGGCATTTGGATTACGAGCCGCTGCCAACAGGTACTCGGGGAAGTTTTCTACGTCTGTGCCATGGACCGGAAATTCGCCCGATCGCATGGCCGTGCGCAACGGGTCGTTGGCCGTGCCGTACTCGTTGGTGAAATACTTGCGCATCTTCTTGTCCACCAACAGGTCAACCACGTCATGCTGATCTGCGGGGAACTTGTTTTTGAGTGCGTTGCGATAGACTTCCAGTATCTCATCCATGTAGGAGATGGGTGGCGCATCAACTGACCCGCTGGTGGCAAAGGTGCCACCACGTGGCTTGACAGCGAAAGCCATGGGAGGACTGATGGGAGCCAGCATGCCCTCGCCTTCCATGCCCCGCAATACTTGACGGGCTGTTTCCTTGCCCAGGGCCTTGGCCCCTTGCTCAACAATTGGCCCTGCCTTGCGAGCCACGGCGGCCGGGTTGACCAAGTTGGAACCAAGCTCCCCTATGGTGTAAAAGCCCTTGAGTGTGGGATCGGCAGGAGGCTCGGGGCGCACGTTCAACGCCGTCATCTTCTCCTTGATCCAATCGCTGCCCATGACTGGCTTTTCCGTGCTGTAGCCAAACGGGCGCATCGCCATGGTTGCCAAATCCACCGGTGCGCCTGCAATGTCGTAGGGCAATTCCGTCACACCTTTGGCAGCGGCAATGTATGCATCGCCCGATTTCAACGCCTGACTGATCGGCCCTGCGGTGCGGCCACGGCCAGAGCCGGGAGTCATGAATGCTGGCTGCTGGGCGGCGGCCATGCGCTCAATCTCCTGCGAAGTCATGTGGTCAGCGTTCTCCCCGCCCATGGGGGAGCCTTCGGCGCGGTACACAGGAGAGTGCACCGACCCGCCGTGGTTGAATCCAATACGATTGATGGTCAAGCCATACGCTTCTGGGTTGCCTGCTGCATCCAACGCCGTCTGGCGACTGTTGCGATCTTGCGCGGCTGCCTTAGCCAGAGCCTGTACCTTGGCAGCTTCCACCTTTGGTTGCTCAGGAGCCGCCATAGTAAATTCTTCAGGGACCGTTGGGATGGGAGGCAACAAATTGCTTGTTGCTGGCAACGAGCCATATATTTGCAGAGTGGTGTTGTACTTGTTGACAGCGTTGACATACGGCTCATACTTTTCCGTCTTGTACTTGGTCAGAGCATCGTTGTACGCCGTGGCATTGGTATTGTATTTATCCCAATCAGCCTTCGCTGCGCCTAACTCTGCTTTTTTTGCCGGATTTAATGCAGCAATGGGCGTGAGTTGTATTGCGCCGCCCGCTGCCATGCGAACAGGCTGCTGCTCGCCAGCAACAGGGGATTGAAAGCTCAGGCCCTCCAGCGCAGCTAACGCCCGCTTGGCTGTGCCGCCTTCAATCTCTGCTTCCATCTCCTTATCCCGCTGCCAATCATCGAGCTTGTCGCCCTCATCTTCAGCGTCCTTTTCATCTTGCTCCGCAATGGTGTTCAAAGCCAAAGCTGCCTGATAGTTGGGACCCAACTGAGCCAGAGTTGTTTGTGCGCTGGCCGGAGCTTGAGTGGGAGCCTGGGCCGATACCCCCGAGCGCTGGACAGCGTCCATCATGGGCTCTACTTCAACAGGCTCTTTGGTCTTCCCCGGTCCTTGCTGCGTAAGCCGGGACTGCAGATTACTCTGCACTTCCCGAATATATTTGCGGGTCTCAGCAGGGAGCTTGGACATGTCCGCACCGTCTGCCAACCACTTGTCCGTGTTGCCCGGGCCCCAGTTGTACGCCGCCAAAGCGTGCACCTGATCGCCATACCTACCCACCATCGCTTTCAAATAATCACGGCCCACGCGAGCGATCTCATCGCCCGACTTGTCCTTGGCAGGCTCGACCCCATACCCAGGCTTCATCTGGGTTTTGGGCATGACCTGCATCTCACCTTGAGCGCCCTTGACAGACTCCAAGAGTTTCTTGGCATCGCTACCAAAGCGCCGTCCACGGGACTCGGCTTGCATTACTGCATCAGTGAGCGCGTCTAAATTATCTTGGGCCATGGTCCGGGGTCCTCGGGGCAAGGGGATGGACACATTTTATGCGCCACGTCAATAATATTCAACAGGCTCCGTGTTGGG